TTGGGCCATCTGCTTCGATCGACCTCGCCGCGCAATTGGTACTTCGACAGATCCAGGCGAGCCCCTGGCAGCGCCACATCCGCCGAGGCCCTGACTGCGTTGTCGACCAGGCCCGGAAACCGTGACGGATCCATGCCTGGAGGCACGAGCATCTCTTTGCCGTTGAATCGGACGATCTTCGAGCCAAACACGTCCGCCAGGGCAGCCTTGGAAACGTCGCCGTCGATCTGCCCGGTCTGCTTTCCGTTCTGCGCCAAGTGACCGGCGTAGGCGGCTTTATAGGCCGAGAAGTAAGCGTCCGCCAGGAGCGGCTGTCCCGCGAACAAGCTGCCGGCCGTGCGCACGAAACGTCCGCGCAACTCGGCGTCGGGCGGCATGTCGACCGTCGACTTGAACCCGGTTTTTTCGGTTTGACCCTTTTCGGCGCCTTGGGGATTTAGCAGCGCCTCGCCCCGCAGGATGTTCTGCACGCCCTGGTCGTTCGGGATGAATTGCTTGTCGTACCAAATCGGCCGGCTCGACGGTGAGTTGTTGCCGAGCATCATGCCGGCGATCGCCGTCACGGGGCTGTGCGGCGCAATTTGCTTCATGACCGCGGCGAAACCGGCGTCGTCCTGGATGCCGGTGCGCAGCTGTCCCAGGAACGCGGTTTGCTGTGCCGGCGTGGCCTGGGTGAGCATAGTCGCGAGGTTTTTGGCCTCCGGTACAGTAAGCGGCGGCGTTTTAAAACCCAAAACCTGGTCGGTTTTTTGGGTATTTCCGATGCGCGTGTTGATCTCGGAAATCGCGCCCGACAAGTCCGAAAAGTTCAGCGGTTTCGCGCCGCTGATCTTGTTGTCGATGTCGTACTGCCGCGGATCTTCTTTGCGCTCTTTGATGACCTGGCCGATCGCTTGCTGAGTCAGGTCCGAATAGCGATTGCGATCAGCTGAGCCTGGACCGCCGACGGCCGGTTCGACGGCCTTGGACTGGCGAATAAGCTCGTCCGTCGGGGTCGTCGACATCCGCGTGATCGTGGTGCCGAAGTGCTGCGCGTCCTGGAGCTGCTGATATTTTTTGGCGCCGTTTTCCTGGCCGTACACTTCAACGAGCTGATCCTTGGTCAGCATGGGGCCCGCCCAGGGCAGCCCGCGGGTGTACGTGTCGAGCATGTCGGTGAATTGATTTGCGACGTGGTGCTCGAGCTCGAGGTCCTTTGCTCGGCCTTCGGCTTCGAGCTTGGCGATCTTGGCCTCGGCGTAATTGCGCACGTGCTCGCGAGTCGCCGGATCGGTCAGGCGGCTGAACACCGGGTCCTGGCTTTCCAGGCCCGCGTTGGGTTTGACCGGCTTTGCCAGGGCGTCCCTGGCTGCATACGGATCTTTTTCGACCGCTCCCATGGCGGCCTGGAACGGCAGCTCTTTGTCCGCCTGTTTCATGTACCGAAGGCGATCTTCAGGCGGCAAGTTGCTTTCGTTGATCTGGGTCAAATGCTGAGCCAGGGATTGATTCAACTGCCCTGGATCGGTTCTGACGACCGTGCCGAGCGTGTCTCGATTCTTGTCGATCGACTCGCCGCGGTATTGGCGGCCGGTAAGCGTCTCGAAGGAAAGCGCTTGTTCTTGAAAGTGCAAGCGCATGTTGCGCATGCCCTGGGCAATCATTGGCGAAGCGAATCGCGTGCCGGTGTATTGATCGGTCAGCTGCTTCGACGCGGTATCGAAATCGTTCAGGAACTGCGGCGTAAATCTGGCGGCGCCTGGTTGCGCGTTGTTTTGCGAGTCCAGGTAGTGCTGTTGCATCCGCGCCTGGAAATCGGTGAGCTCGTTGGCCGCGTAGGTAGTCTCGTCAGCCTTTTGCTTTTGCTCGAGCACGTTGCTGACGTTCTGCAACGCATTGGCGATTTGTTCCGTGCCGCCGCCGTTGTCGACTGGCGTGATCTTGCGCGGCATGACCTCGGCGGACGAGGTGCGTTGCTGATAAAAATCAAAAAGCGGGGATGAGGGCATGGTTATTCACCGAACCCGGTCGATTTCAAATATGACGCGCCGACGTTTAGCGCTCCGCCAATCAACGCCGACGATGCTCGTCGCTTGTAATTTTCGGCCTCTTGGTTGTAGCCGTAGGCGGTGAAGATGCCCTTGTACCTGGCGTTCAGCGCGTCAAGCTCGTTGTTGACCTGGGACTGCTCGAGCTCGGCGGCGGCGGTGCCTCCGGTGCCGATGCCGGCCTGACCGATCGCGGCCGCGGATCTGCCAATCGCTTCGCGCCCCATGCGTCGCTGAAGGTTTTCGGCTTCGACGCCTTGTTGCCAGGTCGCCCTGGCTTCGTTGCGCATCACGTCCGCGTTGGCGTTCGCGGTTTGATTTTGCGAATACGCCGAATAGGCGGCGACCGCCATCGGAACTACTTGAGCCATGGGGACACCTTTGCATAACGGTAATGGTCGGCGCCGTCCGGCCCGTAACAGCGCATCAGGCCCTCGCGCTCGAACCCGAGAAGGTCCATCAATCGACACCCTGGATCGAAGCCGGCCTGGACCGTCGCTTCAATGCGCCGCACGCTGACGGACGATGTAAATCGTTTGACCACGCGATGGATGCGGATCATTCGACGGCCCGCTTTGCCGCTTACGAAGCCCCAGAGAATTGCGCCGGTGTATCCGGTCATGGCGATGCCGCAGCTGCCCAGGCACTCCTTGTCGTCGAATACGGTGATGGCAGGACCCGATCGCGCCAGGAGGAGCGCGTAATCCAGGTCGATGATCGACATGAGCTGCGCCTGGCTTTCCTGAAGGTCGATCTCCCAAAGGTGCCAGGCCTGGAATGGCACGACGTTCATGTCGGCTCGTTGCCCGTGAGGTACGGGAAGATGCCGGCCACCGTCATTGGCGCCGGGTCAGCCTGGCGCACCAGGATCTGACAATCGGTGTCGTAATCGCCAGGGAACGTCATCTGCGCGATGTCGCCCGTGTAGATGGCCGGCGGATTGTCCAGGTTGATCGTCGGGTCCGCCGGCATCAGAGAGTCGTAGGGCCCAAAGTCCATGCCCGCCACGCCGCCCATGGTGTCGACCACGCGGATTGTCGCGATGTTCACGCGCTTCGTTTTGCCCTGGCTTGTGCCCACGTCGGCGCCGGCGTCGATGCGCTGCGTGATGATGGTCGACGTGTACGGCAGTCCGACGTTGACCACGCTCGCCGGGTTCGACAGCGTGATCGCGCCGCCGCTTACCGTGGCCTGGGGCTGCACGGCGCCGTCGGCGAAAATGCTGACGGTCTGGCCTTCCAGGTGCGACAAGCCGCTGATCGTCGTGGCGACGCTGCCGGAGTACGTCAGACCCGCGTCCACGTAGAAGCAAGAGCTTTGCGTGTCGCCGGCCTCGTAGTGCTTTTCCATGAATTCGACGTAGCGCTTGGTGACTCCGTTGATGGTCCTGCGGACGATCATCCAGAGCTCGTCGCGGTTGCCGTCGGGCGCAGGGACGGCCGCGATGGATTCGACGATCCCAGAACCGCCGAGAATGTGCCGGTGCCACCCAGTAACCTGATCCTCTCGATCGAAGGTGTAGCCGAGGAGCTGCCCATCTGATCGAACGGCCCAGAGGACCTGGAAAGGCTCGGCCTGGTAGTGGATCTGGAAAATTCCGCCCTTGGTGAGGTGATAAGCGAGCCTGGTCTGATTGGTGCTGTCATAGCGATCCAGGTAGAAGTTGTAGTCCATGGCGAGCAACTTGCGAGCCGCTCGCTGCACGTACAGCACCGACGTGCCCACAAGCTCCGGCTGCACCGTGCGGCACCGCATTTTCGATTGGCGAATGATGTGGACGTTGGCCGGTCCCAGGGGAAGGCTCGGCGTCATGGGCCCGAGCCCGAATTCACCGCCCGACGTGCCGATCAGCAGCACCTGGGCGGATGCCATCCAGGTGACGTTGCTCACGTCGCCGGCCGACACGATCGCCCAGATCGAGGCGTCGGTTGTGACCTGGCCGTTGAAGTCGCGGGTGTAGGAGGTATAGAGGCTTGGAACCGAACCCCAGACGCGCTGCTTGCCGGCCCAGAACAAGCGGTCGGAATAGAACGCGACGACACGCGGCCATTCGGTCGTGTCTGACCAGGCGCCCAAATACCACCGGCTCGTGGCCGTGCCGACAACCGAGCTCGGCAGCTGATTGAGTCCCGAGCTCTTGCTCGTGACCACGGTGCCCGTCACCGACGTGGCGCTCGTGTAGCTCGCGATCTTCACGATGCCATAGGCGCTGTCCTGGTACTGCCAGTTGACGCCTGTCTTGGAATCGTAGGCCGAGCCGAACAAATGCACGGGCGGCGAAAAATAGCCGTTCGTGCTGCCAGAGGTGGCGGCATTGAGGGCCTTGTAGGTCATACCGTTGTTGCGCACCTGGTCGCCAATCGCATAGGCGACGTTATTGGTCCAGGGCGGCACGGTGAACGATTCAACGTCCAGGCGAACCAGGCGACCTACGTCAGTCGATGCAAACGTCGCGGTGGACGCGGTCAGCGTGACGGTGCCGGTCTGACCGCTTGCCTGAATGGTCGCCGTCGTGGAATTCAATTCCAGGAACGGACCATCCGACGGCGCAAACGCGGCGAACGCCCACTTCGGCGGGTTGTTCGAGTAGCGGGTCAGCGTGTACGGCTGATAGCCGGAGCCGATCGCACCGCCCGCCAGGTAGAGCACGTCGCCCGACTGCACGTAGTTCAGCGTGAACGCGCCTTCGGAGTTCACCAGGTCGGCCGCGTAGTACGGCGACGGGATCTCGTAGATCGTCCCTGGCATGGCGTACCAATACGTCGCGTTGGGCGGCGCGTGATTGGTGTGAGCCAGGATGCAGTAGTAATTCACGCCGCCGCTCGAGGCCGTGTCGCCAATACCGTAGGCGGTCGCTGAGCTCCAGGCGGTGACGGTGCCGGCCTGGACCTGGCCGTGGTTCGTGTAGAACCGAATGTACTGATCGCCGAATTCCAGGATGTAGGCCTGGGTGGCGCTGAACTCGAAACGGACCAACCAGGTGCGGTTGCTCGAGCTCTTCACTTCGTTGACGTAGCGCGTGCCGGCTCGGCGCATGGCCGGGCCCTGGACCAGGGGAATGAAATTCTCCATGGTCGCGCAGCCGGCCGGGTATTTGTCGAAGTCCACCCGCCCCGACATCTGCGGGGACAGTTCGCCGGCGTTGAAATTAGTAAGGGCCGGTGATGCCTTAGCCATTACTGCATCCTGGAAAGAATCCAGGTGTCGTCCGCAACCGGTTCCGACGGATGCTCGATGGCATTTGCGCGGGCGCCGGCCATGATGGCCTGGTTGTATTCGGCGATGGCGAGCTTGCGCTTCTCAGCGCTCTGGGTGATGCGCTCGCAGCATTTCCAGGCAAGCATGGCTGCCAGGGCGATGCAGAAGCTCGAGTCCCAGGACCCTTCGGTGGTTACACGTGAAACGTATCGCAGCGACAACGGCGAGCCCAGGTCGCAAAGGATCTTGTTGTCCTCGATCAAGTACCAGGCATCGGTTGGACCCGTGCGGTAGTCGCTCTGGTCGTAGCCGGGATAGCTGTCGCCCACCATCAGGACCTTGAGGCAATCCTGGGGCAGGTAGAAGCACGTTGAGAACGGACCCGACGCGATCGTTTCGGTGCTCGCCGCCAAAGACGCTCGGCGGATTGCAAAGCGCCAGGTGTGGTTTCGCAGCTCCGCGTCGCGGATGAATTGGTATTCCGCGTTGAGGACTCGAGCGCTCGTCGACTGATCGAGCAGCGACGTGATCGGCGCGGCTCCCAGGACCGACAACGCCAGATTGCCGATGTCGGTCTGCGAGGCCACGGCTCGCTCCTTTTAGCGTTAAGGCACCAGGCCGGATGCGACGGTTTCCACGATGACCTTGCCGGACACGCTTGCGGTCACGGTCAGGGCGCCGTTGGTGTTGATCCAACCGAGCGGCCACCAGGTGTCCTGGGTGGTCGAGCCGGTGAACACGATCGAAGTGTTTGCGCCCGTGTGGTCGCGGAATCCCGTCACCGTGGCGGTCACCGCGGTCGCGTTCTGCGCGATCTTTAGACCGTTCAGAATCGTGTCGTTTGAAACGCCGCCGCCCAGGCCCACGACACCCTTCGCCCATGACACCGTGGACGTGGTGTTTAGCAGGTGCGGAGTGCCTGGTTGGTTGTTGGTATAACCGGCCATGGCGATTACTGCGGGATGTTGGTGTCGCGGAGCAGGTACTGCTCGAGGACACGCATGATCGCCTGGATTTCGCCACGCTTGAGTGCGCGGGTGCCCGTCGGTGAATTGCCATCGGTCACCGCGGTGGCGGTGGTGTCGATACGCAGCTCGACGCGGCCGGCGCTCGGCGCGTTTGTGCCGGCGGTGATTTTCTCGAGGACCGGATCCACGTCGATGTAGTAGCTGATCGCTGCCATTTACTGAGCTCCCGAAAGGTGTGACGCCGGAGGAGAGAAACCAGGGGGGACGAGGAGAGAGCTCCCCCCCGGCGTCACGATGGGGTTACTGCGAATAGAGGACGTTCAGCGAGATGGAGCCGGCCGCGGTTGCTGCCGCGGTCAACGTCATCACCACGTCGTAAGACTTAACCGGGTCTGCGGACAGACCGAGCAATTCCCAGACGCGCTTTTCGCTGTTGGCGTTCGACACGGTGTAAGCGAACTTGTCGCTTGCCGCCGTAGCGAGAGAGATCGCCGTCGAAAAGACTGCCGAACCCGTCGACGGCACGATCGCGCCGCCGTTCGCCGTCGTGTCGTACAAGTCGATCGTGGCCGACGCGCCGGTGATGGCATCGTTGGACAGGATCAACGAGATGACAAAAGCGTTCGACGGGATCGACGCGAACTTGTACGCCGAGTTGATCGAATCGCCGTTCGCCGCCGCAACCACGCCGCCGGCGTGAAAGACGATCGACTTGGCCAGGTAATCGTTCGTGAGAACGACCGGAGTAGCGTCGCGGTTGGTGATCGCCGTCGACTTCGTTGTGACAACTGCCATTTCTGTTTACTCCCTTACCGTGCCCAGACCTGGACGACACGCTTCTCTTCGAGGCGCGTAGCACCGGCCGTCATGTAGACATACGCTTGCCACGGCTCGCTCTGGAGGTCGTGACGCTGCGCGATGTTTGTGGTGATGTCGTTCCACAGGCCCAGGTGCAAGCCCTGCTTCTGCCAGATGCAGACCTTCGTCGAGGTGCCGGACTGGTCGTCCGTACCCGTCGGGAGGCGCTCCGAATGGATGAAGTTGATGCCAAGGAACTTGGTGATCACACCGTCGACCAGGACTGGCGTCGAGTTGAAATCGGTCGACACGACCTGGGCTTCCGCCAGGAGGTTGTCGAGCTGCTTCGCGCCGGCGACGCAGTAGATCTCAGGCGAGTCCATCGTGATCGCTTCGTTGGCGAGCAAGATGCGCTTCGCTTCGCGGAGCTTCGCGACGGTCAGACCGGTCGGAGCCGCAGCACCCTGCTGCACCGAGACGATCTGCGTGCTCGGCACGGTGATGCTGTTCTGGCCGGTTTCGCCGGTCTTTGCAGTACCGAACATGGCCGAGATGATCAAGTCGTCCATCTGGCGGCCCGCGGCGTCGACAGCGTTCTTGACGAACTTCGACTTCGGGTCGATCAGAAGGCGCAGCTTGTCGAAGTTGTCGAAGAGCTGCGGAAGGTCGAAGTCCGACGGGTAAACCCACCGGCGATCGGTCGCGGCGTCGACGCGGCCCATCGGGGCGTAGCGCGAGCTGACCGGCTGCATGGCGACGGCACCGACCTGCTCGACTGGCGAGCCGGCCTTGCCCATGTAGGACTGCTCGGTGACAGCGCCACGAAGGCGCGAGCCTTCCTGCTGCACGAGCTGATTCAGGATCTTGGCGTACTGCTGTACGTAGAATGTGGTGATATTGACGGACACGGCAAAAGCCTCCGAAAAAGTTATTGGTCACTTCTCGAAGGGCGTGTCCTCGCGGGGCCACTTCTAACCCAGTCCGCCTGGGCTTGCGCGAGCGCTTTGCGCTGTCAGCGGGGGCCGGGTCCCGGTCGTGTCCGCGAGTCGGCGGTGATTGCTCACCGCTGACCGGAACCCTCCCACACCTATTTTTTTGAAGTCAACACGTCACGCTGCACGTGTGACCAGGATCTTCATCAGCTTCTCGATTTCAGGCTCAGCCTCGTTTTTCCAGGCGTAGTCGTTGATCTTGCCGCTTGCGCGTTCCGCGTGGATTTCGTTCAGGCGTTCCTGGGCTTTTTGCATCGACATGCCGAAGCCCTGGTTGGCCTGGCCGCCGGCAAAGCCGCTTTCCTGGAGGTACGAGCCCAGGGTCGAAAACAACTTGATCGTCTTAGCGGCACCGATCGCCCGCTCGAGCGATGCCAGGTCGTTGTCATCGAACCCGGCCTTCGATCCCACTTCGCGCAGCCCGCGGCGCCCGAGCTCGCCACGGCTTTCAAAGTCGGGACCCCATTCGGCTTTCAGCGCCTCGAGCTCCTTGGTGCCGCGTTCCTGGTCCTGGGCCTGGCCGGCCTTGACCTGCTCCTCGATGAACTTGTTCCAGTTGGCCGCGATGCGTTCCGCGCTCTTGGCGGGGATGCCGGCCTCGTGAAACCAGTTGGCCGCGGTCTTGGAGAACACGCCATCGTCGCCTTCTGGAAACGGCAGCTTGTAACCGTCCGGCGTCTCGGGCACGCCGAGCTTCGAGTAGAACGCCTTACGGCCTTCAACGTCGTTGTCATCCTTGGGCATGACCACCGTGCGACCGGCCTTGTCTGCCCCCAGGAGCTGCTCGAGCGAGCGATACGCTTTGCCCAGGGTTTCGGGCGAATCGTAGTTCTTGTTCGCCAGGTAGCCCTTGAGCTCGTTGTCCTTAAATCCGTCCCACCACCCAGATGCGGTCTGCGGCGCCTGGGGAGCCGCGGATGGCGGAACTCCGTTCTGGACCGGCGCCTCAGCCGGCGCTTCCTGGGGATTCAAAATCGCTGCTGCTGTCGACATCGTTTTCTCTCCATCGTATGCGCAGGTAAATGCGCTTCATTACGTCCTGGAGCCCGGCCTTGTAAGCCGTGAGCCCCCCGTCATACCGGCCGGTGCTGTCGCGCTCGATGGCGGTGTCACCGTACCGGGTCATTCGCTCGAGGTCCGCCAGGACGATTTCCTGGTGAACCGTTCGAGATCCGTCCTGGCCAAACACCGCCAGGTAAGCGTCGCGGCGATCGCGAAGCCGGCGCTGCTGTTCGGCCCGTGCAATTTCGTTCTCGTCCATTAGATCTCCATAAACAGGCGCAGCAGCGCTCGAGCCCTGGCTGTCCTGGTTGGTTTTGTCCCATTCTTTTCGTTGACAGGCGGCGTCGATTCGGCTGTCACCGTCACCGCAGTTGCGGTGGTCGTTGCCGCAGTTGCGATGACTTGCGGAGCGGGCTGCGCGTTGGTCGCGAATGGGCTGACCGGGTATTCCTCGCCGAACACCTGGTCCGGCCGCATGACCGGGCCCGCGGGCTTTTTGCCTTTTGTCGCATTCTTTCCCTTGACAAACCCGGCGCCGCCCTGTTCAGGCGTGACAGGCGGCACGACCACCGGAGCCTGGACGTTGAACGATCCAATCGAGCCGGTGCCCGTGACCTGGGACAGCGGCACCTGGATGTCGACGCCCAGGCTTCCGATCGAGCCCGTGCCACTCACGGCGGTGAGCGCCATGGCCAGGCCGGACAGCGGCGTCAGGGTTCCAGGTGAGACGGACCCGGTGATCGACGTAAGCGTGACGGCGATCGCGGGGGTGATGGATCCCACCGAGCCGGTCGCGGTGTCCGCCACCAGGGTGATGCTCGAGGCGACGCCCAGGGTGCCGACGCTGCCGGTCGCGGTCACGGCCGTGAGCGCATCCGTGTCGCCGGCGATCATCGTGCCGACCGAGCCGGTCCCCGTGACTGCCGACAGCGTGACCGAGCTCGAGGGCGCGAGTGTTCCCAGGGAGCCCGTGCCGGTGACTGCCGTCAGCGACCCGCTGAAGCCGGTCAGCGGCGTGACGGTGCCGACGGATCCCGTGCCGGTTGTAGCGCTGAGCGTGATCGAGGACGCCGGCACCAGGTTGCCCAGGGAGCCCGTCGCCGTGGCCGCGGTGAGCGTGACGGCTCCGCCCGTGTTCGGCGTGACCGTGCCCAGGCTTCCCGTCGCCGTGGCCGCGGTCAGGGCGACCGTGGTCGTGGGCGTGAGCGTTCCGACGCTGCCGGTGCCGGTGACCGCGGTGACGGGAACGGCATCGAGCTCGGCCAGGCTACCGACTGAGCCGGTGCCGGTGACGCCCGTCAAGGCGACCGTGATGGCCGGCGTGATCGTGCCGACGCTACCCGTGCCCGTGACGGCAGACAGCGTTCCAGAGTCCGCAGCCGTCATGGTGCCGACGGATCCGGTCCCGGTTACGCCAGACAGCGCCACCGTGGTCGTGGGGCTGAGCGTGCCGACGGATCCGGTGCCCGTGACTGCGGACAACGCGACAGCCAGGGCGATTGCCATCGTGCCCAGGGAGCCGGTGGCCGTGTTCTGCGCGAGCGTGATGCTCGAGCTCGGCGTCAGCGTACCGATGGAGCCCGTGGCCGTGTCGGCTGACAGCGGCAGGTCGATCGCCGGGGTGAAGCTTCCCAGGGAGCCGGTTGCGGTATCGGCGCTGAGTCCGGCACCGTAGGACGGCGGCGACGTGTCGCGCCTGGGAGTGAGCACCTGGCGGAACGCCGGGCCGCGGATACCGAACGGCACCGCGTCCGGCATGGTGTACGTGAACGCCACCGCACCGGCCACGCCGGCCACGCCTGGTTGATTGCTTGGTGGTCCACCGCTGCCGCCCTTGCCGCCGCCGGTGTAGTAGATGCCGGCGATCGGGTTGGCAGGAGTGATCGAGCCACCGACTGCGCCGTTGCTGTTCGCTTGGTTGCCGCCCGTGCCGGCAAGTGCGGCTGTGCCGCCGATCGCGGTATTTCCGCCGCCGCCGCCGCCGCCGTTTGTCGAGATCGTGGTGATCGTGAGCGGGTTGCCGGCCGGTCCAGTCTGAACCGTCGAGCCGGAGCCGCTGCCGCCCGAAACGCCGGCGGCGCCCAGGGAGCCACCAGGGCCGATCGTGTACGTGAGGGTCTGTCCGCCGCTGATCGCGTAGGACGATCGGCCGTATGAGCCGGAGCCGCCACCGCCGCCAGGGATCGAGGTGCCGGATCCACCGCCACCACCGCCACCGCCCCACACCTCGATGATGACGTTCGACGCGCCGGCCGGAGCTGTCTCCGTGACCGACGTGCCCGTCAGATAGACTCGAGTTAGAACGGCCACGTGCTACCCCGTTGCGTCAACCTCCGGCGCTGTCGCACCTGGGGATTAGTTCAAGCTCTCGACGTTGAACGTGTGCAGCGTGATCGAGTTCGACGCGCTCGCGACCGACCAGGTGCCAAACAGGTCGATCGGGTTCGAGGTTGTCGAATCGAAGCCGGTGCCGGCCACGGGAGCCGTGTCGGGTAGCAGCAAGGTGCCGACGCCACCGGAGCCGGCAGCGGCAGCGCCAACCACCGCACGGGATGCCCACTTGCCCACGCCCAGGACGGTCGCGGACGTGCTCGAGCCGATCGAGCGGCAGACCAGGGTCACGTCCAGGAACCAGGTCGCGTTGGTCTGGGCGGTCGTGTTCAGCGTCATGGCGCCGCCGTTGAAGGCGATTACCGAACCGAATCGCACGTCCAGGGTGAGCGTTCCAGGTGACGTGACCAGGGTGCTGACGCGGCCCGTCGCCAGGATGCGGAGCGCTTTGCCCACCTGGTCGAAGTACAGCGCCGGCAACGTCGGCTTCGCGCCCGTCGGGATGAGCGACGTGGCGGTAGTCGAGTTGGTCAGCGCTGAGCCGTCGGCCGAAGCGGAAGCGTAGGTTTCGACCCAGGAGTATCTGCTCATGGCTTACGGCCCGATGTTGAGGAGCGCGGTGCTCGCCGCGTTCGTTGGCATGGTCAACGTGAAGTTGCCGCTCGTCACGGTCTGAGCCGAGAACGTGTAGGCAGCGACCGCTTTGTTGCTCTGCGAGCTGTTGTAGAGCAGCGCGCAGTCGAACGATGCGAACGTCACGCCGGTCCAGGAAATGTTGGCCGTCGGCGTGGTGTACGCGACGCCGGTCGTCGTGGTCTGGGTGCCGATCGTGATCGAGTTCCACCCGGTGCCGGCCGTGATCGTGGCGCCGCCGGCCGCGTAGGTGCCGGACGTGGCGACTTCGTTGGTCGCGGCGTAGGCGGTCGTTTGCGCGTTGATCGTGGCGCCGACGGTAAAGAGCGCGACCTTGAAAGCGTCCGCGGTGCTGATCGTGCGAGCCGGGTTGGTCGCCGTGAACACGTGGATGCCCTGGAGCAGCTCCGCCTTGAACGTATTACACATTGCCTGGGAATTAGCCATTGATGGATCCTCTTACGATTCTGATGGAAGGGCTGCGCCGGCCAGGCCCTCGAACTTGTAGACGTGGGCAGACTCGCGCACCACTTCGCCGGTATCGTCCAGGTGGCGCTCGATGAATTGGATGTAGTCGCCAGGCACGTGAATCCAGGTCGTCTCGTACTTGAGCTCGAGCTCTGGCAGGTTGCCCTTCTTTGTGGCGATCAATGGAACGTCGTCGATCATTTGCCCCC